TTTAGTTTATCAACTTTCTCTTTTTCCGCTTTGTCAGACTCAGCATGTTCTTCAGCTTCTCTTCTCATTCTTTCAATCTCTTCTTTAGAAAGCTGGGATCCACCTTCAATTCTAATTTTATTTTCTTTTCCAGTTGATTTATCTTTAGCATGGACAGATAGAACACCATTGGCGTCAATATCGAGAGAGATTTCTATCTGGGGAATTCCTCTTGGTGCTGGCATTATACCATCCAAATGGAATCTTCCTAAACTTCGATTATCTCTAGCCATTGGCCTCGTCCCTTGAAGGATATGAACTTCAACAGATGGTTGATTATCAGAGGCTGTAGAGAATGTTTCAGATTTCTTTGTTGGAATGGTTGTGTTAGCCTCTATAAGCTTTGTAAATACACCACCCATTGTTTCAATTCCTAGATCTAGTGGAGTAACATCTAGAAGAAGAACATCACTAATTCCACCAGTTAAAACAGCACCTTGTATAGCAGCTCCTATAGCAACTACCTCATCCGGATTAACAGATTTATTTGGCTTTTTTCCAAACATCTTTTCAATTGCATCTTGAATAGATGGTATACGAGTTGATCCACCTACTAGAACTATTTCATCAATGTCACTTTCTTTTAGATTTGCTTTCTTGAGAGCAGTCTTTGCACATTCAATTGTCCTATCTACTAATTTATGAGTCATTTTATCAAAGGTCGATCTTGTTAATTTTTTAACAAAATGTAGAGGGACATTATCTTTCATCGTGATGTATGGAAGATTTATGTCACTTTCTGTAGTTGAGCTCAATTCAATTTTTGCTTTCTCAGCCGCATCCTTTAATCTTTGAAGAGACATAGGATCTTTTGAAAGATCCATATTGTGTTCTGATTTAAAATCAGATACCATCCATTTGATGATTTCATTATCAAAATCATCACCACCTAAATGCACATCACCGTCTGTTGATTTTACTTCAAATACTCCATCTCCTATTTCCAGAATTGATACGTCATGTGTACCTCCTCCGGTATCAAAAACTAGAATTTTTGAATCGATGTTCTTCTTGTTCAATCCATAGGCAAGAGCCGCAGCTGTTGGCTCATTGATAATTCTTTCAACTTTTAGTCCGGCGATTTGCCCTGCTTCAATTGTGCTAGCTCTCTCTTGATCCCCAAAGTAAGCTGGTACTGTGATTATGGCTCTTGTAACTTCACATCCTAGATAGTCCTCTGCGGTCTTCTTCATTTTTTGAAGAATCATAGCAGATAATTCCTGTGGTGTGTAGATTTTACCATCTATGTCAACTCCAGGAACATTAGATCCTGTCTTAACAACTTTATATGGAACAGATTTTATATCTGAGGCACAATTTGAATAATCCTTTCCAATAAACCTCTTGATCGAAAATATTGTTTTTGTTGGATTTGTAACAGCTTGTCTTTTTGCTGGATCTCCAATTTTTCTATCAGAATCGGTAAATCCAACAATGGATGGGGTTGTTCTCTTTCCCTCGCTATTTGTTATTACAATTGGTTCACCACCTTCAACGATAGCTACGCACGAATTTGTGGTTCCGAGGTCCACCCCTATAATAGTATCTTTTTTATTCATTCTTTATGTTATTTTATGTTTAATTATCAAAAACCATGCCAATTAAATTGGTATTGACTAAGGAACAATATCTTTCTTTATATATACTAAAAATTATAAGTTTATGAGATACATTTATTTTCTAATGGACAGTGTCACTAACGAAATAAGATATGTTGGGCAAACCGATAATATACGAAGGAGATATAATACTCATTTGCGAAAGGCCCAAAATAAAAATAGTAGTGAATATAATACATATAAATCTAGATGGATAAGAACTATGATAGATAGTGGAAATTATCCAATAATTCAAATTCTTGAAGAATGTCATAGTGTGGAGATGTCTAATTTAAGAGAAAAGTACTGGATTAATAGTTTGATAAATGATGGATTAAATTTAACTAATTCACACTGTGGTGATGTTACTTTTCATTCTTTAGAGACTAAGGTCAAAATGTCACTATCGAAAAAGGGTAAGAAACTTGAAGATATTGTTGGAATCGAAAAATCAATAGAATTAAAAAAATATTATTCGGATAGAATGAAAAAAAATAATCCAAATAAATGTAGTAATTTATTGGTTAGAGAGAAGATAAGAGCATCTCTTAAATTGTATTTTAATGATAAGGCTAATCATTGGGCCTATGGTAAAAAAATGGAAGAATCTCATTGTGAGAAATTAAGAATATCTAAATTAAATAACCCAAGAAATAAAGGGAATAGAAAACCCAGAACAGAAGAACAGAAGAATAAAATGAGGGAATCGATGTTGGGTAAAAATGTTAAGAGATCTATCATTTTACAGTATGATTTGAACAATAATCTAATTGCCGAATGGAAAAGTATGAGAAATATACAAAAGATAGATTCATCTCTCAATAGGTTAAAAATATCTGAATGTTGTAATGGTAAACGCCAATCATATGCTGGATTTGTATGGAGATATAAAGAATGAGATTTTAAATTCTATCTAACCATTTTCTAGCATCCATCAGATTTTTGGTATCCGTGTAAATTCTATGTTTGATTAAATCGATTTTATCTCTACCATTAATAACACCAATAGCTATTGGAAATAGTGGGTTTTTTGAATAAGAAATCGCAAAGTCCTTTTTTATTCCATTGTATTTTTGGACCAAATTATCGACCTTTTCTGAAGTTGTCTTAATATATGAATTTACTTTGACTATCATTTCTTCAATTTCTGATTTCTTAATTTCATCTACCTGAGGTAGAATATCATCAATAGTATCATTCAGAATCAATCCTATTAATGTATTTTCTCTGTTAAGATTTTCCGTGAAGAGCCTATGTCGCTCAAAATACCATGGTGATTTTATTTTTACCATCTTACCATTTTCAAACTGAACTATAACACCCTCCTTATCGATAGATTTAAGAACCACGTCTCTAATAGAATCTAAAGTATGATTTCCCTCAGATTCTACAACAGAAATGCCATCATACTTATCCGTATAGTCGTTTAGATCAAGATATTCACCAGTATTGTTATCTCTGAGTCTTAAGAGTATCAATTTTGTATTGGTATATGGCAGGACTATTCTATTACGTGGAGAAACATATTCGAAAATTGGTACAATGTCTTTTTCTAAAGCCAATCTGATAAATCTTTGAATATTTATATCCTCATCGTAAATTTTTTGTATTTCAATGGCTTGATCAGATTCAAATGACGCTTTAGATCTGCCTTTTATAGTCCCATCTGGTAACATTATAATTGAATATGTTCTTGATTTTGTAATCTTTGACTACAGAATACATTGAACATGGAGTTTGATCTAGATTAAAGAACTTGTCTAGCAACAAATATCTTTTGAAGATTGATCCATCTTTATTAAAGACGAAAGTTAATCCCCTCATTTCGTGCGATTTTATATCTTTATTATTTTCTATTGGATTATCAAAATGTGACCACATTGCCAATCTATAATTGAATATGGAGACTTGAAACCCATCTATTTCATGTTTAGATTCATAGAAAATAAAATTATCATGAGCATCACAAATCAATCTTGCTTCCTCATATGAAGGCAAAAAGTATCCGTGGGAACTAGAATTCCGCTCAATAATAAATCTTGAGTAATTAAAAAGAGACATGAAATATATATAAATATCAAATATACTTAAATCCGTTAAAAAGACCGATCTATGTTTTTAGCATAATTCTTGCTAAGATATATAATATATGGGTTACAAGAAATCATTAATTTCTATTGTCAAGTATTTGGGCATTGATCTTAATGAGATTGTTGTCGAAATTCCATTAGAAGAAATAACATTCAATTCAATTGAATGGATAAAGCCGGATAAAATTATACTTCATAAAATTATCGAAGATTTAGATGTTGAGTATGATTTTGATGATTTGGACGATTCGACTAAAATGGAAATATACATATTCTTTGTTAAAAATTATTTGTAGAGAATCTTTCTCGATTCCTCCTTTCCATATATGCTTTTAAATCATCATAGGTAACTGCTCCGGGAGATTTCAATATCATATTAGCATCGGCTTCTCTCTTTGTTTCGATATTTTCTTCTTTCGATTTTTTGATTCTGTCTTCATATTCTGTTTCTATTTTTTTTAGAAGACTGCCAAGAAAAAAATCTATGCCTTTTTCCTTTATCAATTGTCTATCTAATTCAAATTTGAATTCTTCTTTTGTATAAAAAATCATTATTTTTCCTGTCTGAATGTAATGATCAGTATAGAAATTTATATCTCCAATTTTGCCTTGCATATATATGGGAGTTTTATATTTCTGATTATAAAAAAAACTGAATTTGTCTTCATCATTTAGAACTCTTTCCCCGGATCTATCTATTTTGGTTGTTGATAGTCCTAGAGTCATTTTGAAATACTTGGATTTCTTTATTTCAAGAATGGTATTTAATCCTGTTACTATATTATGCATAATCTATGTATTAGATATTAAATAGCATCTATTATTACAGGATTTCCATTTTGTAATCCGAGATTTGATTTGATATTCATCAAATGTCCCAATTTTTTATGAGCTTCTTCTCTGGCTTCCTTGCTATCGTCAATATGCGGCTGGATAGCAAACCATCCAATTGGTGATATATATGTATATTTTAAGAAATTACTTTCAAAGTCCTTGTCCAAAAATTCATTTGTGAAATTTGAAAACATGGATCCATCACTTCTTAATATTTTAATTACATATGGCGAATTTTTTTTGGGAACTATATACTTATTTAACCTAAATTGGTAGGTTCACCTTATTTAACATTTGATTTGACACATGGGTATAAATTTCAGTTGTCTTTGATGATGAGTGACCCGCTATTTTCTGAATAACACGTAAATCACACCCACTTTCTAATAGATTTGTAAAAGAAGAGTGTCTTAAAGTGTGAATAGACGACTGTTGGTCAATATATTTCTTGTATATCTTCTGACAACTACCAATTGAATATTGTGGTGAATTTTGACCATTAAACAAATAAGTTTCTGGTTTATATTCTTTATAGTAATTCCTCAATAATTTTAACACATATTCCGATAATGGGACAACTCTATCTTTTCTACCCTTTGCGTTCTTAATATGAATCAGCATTCTACTGGAATCAATATCTTCAATTTTAAGATTAACAACTTCTGATACACGAAGACCAACGGAATAAGTTAGAGTCAATATGGTTTTGTGTTTTAAGTTATCAATGTCATCCAACTTCTTTTTGATTAACTCACCGTCAATTACTATTGGAAGTTTCTTTTCTTTCTTTGGTCTTTTAAATGAAACTTTATCATACTTCTTGTCAAGACCGAATTTATATAAAAATCTAATTGCATTGATTATTTGATTCTGCTGTGATACAGAAGTGAAATTGTAATTATTAAGATATGATTGAAAATCGCTTGATGTTATTCTTGTTGGTGGTTTCCCTATACTTGAAAGAAACTCATTAATATAATACAAGTATATCTCAGAAGTTCTTTTGGAATAGTTCAAATACTTCAACTTTTGCTCACAAATCTTGTATAAATTCATGCTGTATCTATTGACTTTAATAGTATTACAGATATATTATAGTTATAAAACATAAAAATTATTCAGTTGGTGATTCAGGTAATGGTTGCCAGTATTTAACTTCACCTTTTAAGGTAGTTTTCCACATATCTAACCAACCACCAATTTCATCATAGAAACACATTTTAATATACCCATCTTCCATAAAACAAAGATAACTACCTTCTTGTTTTGGTTTTTCTTTAATCCATTCCATAATTTTTACGATTTTATAACAACAAATATAAGCAATTATTTTCACAATTCCAAATAAATGTTGTTGGTTAATATTAATTTTTGTTTTTCAATTTAAGTTTTCGTTAATAACTGCTTAT